CCCGCTGCGGCTGCATAAATTACAATTTGACGAATGCGAGAACGAGCAGGGCCAACAACAGCCGCAGATGTACCCTGCGCCCAATTATATGCCTTTACTGGACCTGCCATGTTAGCCTCCTATTAAGATAGTGCAGCGCCAACAGCAGTAACCCAAGCGGCTCCTGTATTGATTACCAAACAATATTCGTTGTTGCCTGCGCCATTGTCGCTAACAATGTAAACAGTACCAACGGTAGTATCTGCAAAAGCAGGAAGGTCAGCAGTTGCTACAACTGGAACCTCAAAGCCATTGGTGGACTGTACTGGTCCTGAAAAATGTGTAGTTGCCATGTTTTTCTCCTCTCGTGTCCGAGGTCAACTCCATATGCCTGCAAAGCATAAAGATATATACCGAGCATTATTACTCGAAAACAGAATAACACAAAGATAGAAAAAAGAAAGGGGCCACCGAAGTAGCCCCTAGTTACAGGGAGGAAGGCATGAAACGCCCATCTCATCTATAACATATGTTACGCTCCGGGTGAACCGAAAACACAACGTGGGTCTGAGAACCCAAAGCTGTAACGCTCACGCGCTTTAAAGCGCATGTTGCCTGTGTCGAAGTCAGCTTCCATGTTTGTTCTCATTGGAGAACGCTCAAAGTGCTTGAATCCGTTAGGCGCGTCAGTCTTGATGAAGAACGCATCTGGGTCTGTCAAGAAGTGGTTTACAGTGTAACCCTCTGGAAGCATACCCATGTTGCGAATCGCGTTTACATCATTATCGGCTGTGCCAACACGCAATGTTGATTCCAACAAACGATCTGCAACGAATTGCAGTTGTGGTGGAATAACCATTTTTGTGCCGCGCAGAGCAATAATCATATTACGCTCATCTACGAAGGTTGAGATATCAATCAACGCATTTTCCAACGAAGTTTCGTTGAGGTCAGCCGCTGTTGATGGCTCGTTGCGGAAAGTACCGCCACCTGACAGTGGGTGCGCAGTTGAGCAAAGCTCAACACCGTCACCACCAGCGAAGTTAGCATTAAACGCGTTGTTCAATACTGATGCCGCTTTAACCTGCTTAGTGTGTGCCATAGAACGCGCAAGCGCCTTCGTATAACGAGCACCAAGACGGTCATACAGGTTGTCTTCGATTGCTTCTTCGGTCAATGCGAATGCGAGAGCAACTGTTTCGTGTGAATAACGAGCAGTGTACGCTTCATTTGCATTGTCGAACTCTACACCAGAACCTTCGGATTTTGTGGGAGCATTCCCAAATCCGACCAGCATAACTTCCTCTTCAAATGCACGATCTGAAGATTCAGTGTCGAATATTTCCGCATGTTGATTTTCATAGCGGTCATATTCCATGCCGAACAGAGCGTTAAGACCCGGTTCTAGCTCCTTAACGAGTTGTGAACGTGAAATAGCCATAACTCAGTCTCCTTATGCTAGACCCGCAGTGCCAGCACTGAACAGGTGGTTGTTGATTTTGACAATTACGTTCGTATTTGCCGACGAAACATCGCTATTCTCAGGGTCCTGAGAAATGTCGATTGCCTTCAAAGCAAGAGCAGCAGTAGTTGCCCCTGTTGTGACATCTAGCTCAGAGCGAGAATTACCGCTTACGGTGCTTCCTGCTGTTGCATCAACAATGTCAAAGTTACCAAACAAATCAGCTACAGGGAATGCAGCGTCAGCTTGGATTTCGAAGGTTGCACTTGGGTCATCAATGACATTTGCGAAAATATCTGTCCCAGTTGCGTTTGCAGGCCAGTAGTTTGAATAGATAATATCACCACTAGCGTCTACATATGAACAGCCGTTAAATACGCCCAAAATTAACGCGTTGTCACCAGCGGCAACACGAGTAATTGTTCCATTAGTAGCGACAGTTACTAGGTCGCCTTGGAAAATACCCGTATTATAGCCAGAGGCAATACGATAACGGTTTTGTCGCTGCGAGCTTGTGCTCGTTTTGATTGGGCGAAGGCCGAAAGCAGCGTCTTGATTAGACATCTTTACTCTCCTTCAGAGTTTCCGCGTCCTTTCATTCCAAAAGATACGGAAGATTTACGTTGCGGAGCAAGTTTCGGCATGGCTGAATTGTTTTCACGCATCCAGTCACGATCCACTGCATCCAGTTGGTTTTGAGAAACACCTTGATAGTGTTTATTCCGCTGATCAGCCATTTCGACGGGGATACGAGCGAGAACAAGACCACCAACACCAATGGTGCCAGCGTTACGTCCCTCATCTACTACAGGCCCTACATAATCGGGATACTCTTCAGCGCGAACGAGGTCCCAGCCTTCTTGCCGTTTCTTATGTACGTTAGTTTTATCGTCGAATTCCATTACAGATTCGCGTATCCAACGGTGTTTATAACCGAGGGGGGCTTCTGGAGCTTCCAAGGCAGAACCGGGTCGCCATTCCATTGAACGCTCTGAGCGTTCCCGCGTATTTGATTCGCGTGGTGTCCTGTTTGCCATGTTATTGACTCCGATTTTGTAATTTTGCGACTTCTTTTGCGTATTTGTCGAGGGGAATCCTCATTTTATTCGCAAATGCCACTTGACCCGGTGTTAATTCCACCGCCTTTTTCCGCCCTGATTTTACTGACCGTCCGTTACCAGACGCAGGAGCAACGGTCTGAGCGTTGGACCGCCTCTCCTGAAACTTGTTAGGCATTTCTTTGCGCATACGAGAGTCGATTTCTTTATAGTAATCATCACTCGTAGGATCGAAATCCTCTTCTAATACCAATTGTTCATGGATAGCTTGGGCTGCTCGCGTCATAAGGCGATCTTGTCCAAACCATTGATTTTTGCCCAACCACTTCTCCAGCTTAGGATCAGGAGCCGCTTGCTGTTGCGGAGCCTGCTGTTGCGGAGGGGCCGCTTGTGGTTGAGCTTGTTGATTTTGTGCCGCTTCTTGTTGCTGCGCAATTTTAGCTTTTTGAATACGAACACGCTCTTGAGCAATGGAAATCTTAGAGATTGCTTGCTGCGCATTTGCTACTTTTTCATAATCACCCGCCTCATAAGCCTCTGCCATAGCTTTCTTGGCTTGTGCCTCTTGAGCTTTCAGACGACCTTCGGCTTCAGTGTTATAGCCTTGGTTCATTTTCTCAAGTCGCTGACGCATAGCAGCGTTTTCTTGCTGCATTTGCTGCGCATACTGAACCGCGGCCTGCGCCTCTTCAGCAGCCTGCTTACGTTTTGCGGTTAATTGATTGATTCGACGCTGAACGGAATCACTGTAATTTTCTAACTCGTCATCACCAGATGACTTTTCCCGAACATTTGTTCGGGTTGTTTCACCATCGTCAGATGAAACTTCAATAACCTCATCGCCTTGATCATCATCAAGCTCAACAGAGGTATTGCTTTCAAGCTCCTCGTTTTCACGAATGTCTTCAGACATAGCCATTTTCCTTGCTCTCAGTTACCTTATACATACGAAATGTCTTTTGGGTCAAGAATCGTAGCGATAATATTATCGTCATTTATGATACGAACCTCAAGACCTTCCACTTTGAACCTATTTCCACTATATCTTCCTATAAGAACCCAATCTTTCTCATTGCACCAAGGACCATTTGGGAATTTCTGGGTGTCCATATAGGCGTCAGGGCCTAGCTTCACGACATAAGCCGCTACCGTAGCAAAAGACTCCCGCTCACGAACCTGATCAGGAACGATAATACCGCCTTTTGTCTTTTCACTAGGGTAATAAGGGATGATAAGAACGCGATAGCCCGTAGGCTGTGGCAGTCTCTCAAGTGAAGAAGACTCCATCTTGGATGGATCGTCTTCGTTTTTGTTTTCCGCGCCTTTGCCGAACGCGTTTTCGATAGGCTTGGGCATTGCCCCTGCACCTTTTATGGCCTTTTCCGCTGCTTTAGCAACGTGCTCTGGCACAAATAACTTTTTAGTCATCTGCGTATTCTATACCTTTCATCGCGGTCCTCAATTCGTCTTCGACGTAGGCCATGCCGCGTATTTCACCTACTAAATACCGATACTCATCAAAAGTTTGTATCGAACCATCCGCGAGCTTGTCTTTAAGACGCACACTGCGCTCGCGTATGCCTTTGTATAAATAATCTGCAAGATGTATTGCGTCCATACCGCATATAGTATGCGATTATGCGGGAAACACAAGTACAATTACCACAAAATCAGAAAACACCTCGGAATTTCTGGGGTCTAGCTATTTTGCTAAACCTAGAAACCGCGCCGCCCTTAGCTTTTTTTACTAGCTTTTTTCTTGACGGGGGCTTTTTTCTTTTTTGCGACTGGCTTAACGCTATCGCCACCGCTTGCCTCTGCGGATACCCCTCCGACACTAGCTTCGACACGTTTTGGCTGATTGTCTGCTGACTTGACCCCTGCTTCAACGGCATTAGCGTTCCTCCGCGCAACTTTCTTGGCTTTCTCCTGTTCAGCCATCTTTTCTCTTATAGACGATGCCATGTTACTGACCTTTCATACTAGCGTTTAACGCAGCTATATCCCTCTGCGTCTGAATGCGCTCTTCGGCAACCCTAGTCTTGTCAGCTAATGCAGCTTCTGAAACGTCAATTCTTTGCTGTGCAGTAAGAACGTCATTGCGCTCTCTCTCACGATCAAATTCTTGCTTCGCTTCAAACTCAGATTGCTTGCGCTGTAAGTCAGCAGCTTTTAACTGAAGCTCCTGATTTCGGATATCCACAAGTGGATCAGATTGTGGCGGTGGAGCTACTGCTTGCGCTAGTTGCTCAGTCATTTCAGCAATAATCTCAGCAGCACGCGCATCTATCTGCGGCTTAAACTGCATCATAGGATCAGGCGGCATAGGACCTTGTGGACCCTCCTGTGGAGGCATCATTTGAGCCTGCTGCTGCATCATTTGCATCTGCTCTGGAGGTATCTGACTCATAATCTCTTGCTGGGCCTGTGCTTCCGCTAATAGCCCAATATGCTCCTGTATGTGGCCTTGCAGCGCCATAATAGCATTAGGGTTAAGCTGCATAGCAGGAGTGGACATAACCGCCATATGAGCCTCTATGTGGGACTCATGGTCTTGATCAGGGAATGCCTGCAAAGGAGCACCCATAAGAGCGTTCTGGTTCTCCTTAGATGGATTCGCAGGCTGTGGCTGTGGAGGAGGTGGAAGTATCGCATCAATGTTATTAACGCCCAACGCTTCGTACATCTTACGATACGCCTGATATAATCCTTGTGGACCACCGTGAATATGCGGATTGGACTGAACCAACTGCAACTCAGTTTGCGCCAAAGCAATACGCTGCGACATAGAGAAAATGTTCGGGTCAGAAGACGGCAACACATCAACACGCTGATCAAAGTCTTGCACAAACACTTCTGGACCCATCTGCATGTCAGCAGGATATGGATACGCCTGAATGGTTTCAGCAAATATTCTCGAAAGCAGCTTAAACTCAATCTTTTGAGAATAGTGCAAACGCTTATGAATCGCAGACATAACCTTTGTGCCGCGCTCCATAATCGCCATTGTGGTGCCAACGGGCGTCTCACCGCTCATTTCACCAACCTTCATGTCAGCCATAGATGCAAACCTACGCCCAGCGTCTACAAGCGTTCCAAGAAGGTTATAAAGCGTCCCTGAAGGCTCCTTGAAGGGGAGTGGCATCAAAGAGCCTTGCAGGGTGCCTCCAACCACATCAATATCGCGGAACTCACCCGGTTGAAGGGGATTGTCTTCATCGCGGATACGAGCGCCACGGGCTTTAAAGCCTGCTGGAAGATTGGAGAGCGTGCCTGCATCAATCAATTGACGCAAAATAGAAGTAGAAGCCTGCGCTAAACCGCCAATCATATGCGTTAGCCCCAAGCCATAAAAACCAAGACCCGGCAAAAACTTGTAGTGTACGAAATATTGCTTCGCACGCTTCATTGGGTCCATCTCTGGATAATTACGACGAACAGACAAAACATCGCCGCTATCAGCAACTATCGTAATAATATAAGGCAAACGCAAACCTGTAGGCTCGCCATTAGCACCCATATCCTCAAAACCCTCAATATCCAAAGACGTATGAACCTCATACAAGGTTAATTCTTCAGATGGACCGCTAGGATGTACGCCTTGAATGTCATCAATAGACTCTTCAACCTCGCCCATCGCAGCCGTGTCACTCTCAGATTCTCCGGGCAACTCAATGTCACGGTAAAATCCAGTTAGCTGCAACTTGCGAACCTCATTAGAATCCATCGTAATACGATGCGTAATCCGCGGAGATGACATCAAATCAGTCGCACCATAAGGCACAATCAGGTCTTCAGCATGAATGAATTTACTGACCGCACGCCCCTTGAGCGGGTCAAAGTAAACTTTCTTAAAAGTCGATCCAATTACTGGGAGATAAAACAACATCTGATCCAACTCAGGATCATATTCTTCCATCTCGTAAGTAATCATATAATTCATGTAATCCTTGACGCGCTCAGACTGCTTAACAAGCATTTCATTCTGCGCACCAACAACAGATGTACGAACAGGCCCAGTAGCTGGCAACAACTCACGATATGCCTGCGCCTGAAACTGCGTAACACTCTCAGCCAACAGAGGATGAATAACCCCAGAAGACCCCTCAAACGGCTCTGAACGCTCCTCAGTCTTCATGCCAAGAAACTCTAAACCGCGCTTATATGTATCTTCCCAATCTTCACGAGCAGCTAAATCATCCTCAATAGAACCAACTAAATCAGACGAAATACGACCAAGCTCGGCCTCATCAACAACCTCTGCCAAGTTGCCATCAAAGCCAACGTCAGCAATAGGAGCTTGCGCCTCTTCATATTCACCAATAATCGCACTGCCGTCATCAAACTCAGTAACTCCGGGCTGTGCAGGTAAATCAACTACGTTCTGAAGAATATCTTCTTCTGGAATCATAGGAGCTTCAGGTAAGCCACCAGAACCCAATCCACGTTCGACTGCCATTAGAAAATATCCTTCTCGTTACCCTCAATTGGCTCAAGCGTGTTAATGTCCTCAAAGTCGGTTATAGGACCGCCCTTTTCCCATTCGTTGCACACATTCTCAGCCGCACAGGTAAAATCTAGCTTTTCGCAATAACCAACTTCGCTACCCTCATCCATACCAAGACCATTCTCAATGCAGTCCAGCATGCTTGAACGAATGTTATAATATTCGCAAGTTCCGCAAATCTGCTTCTTCTTTTCCCAGTTCTTTACAGACGGGCCATAAGCATATTCTTGAATAGCGTTTTCTTTGTTTTCCGAATTTACGTCAGAATCCTTGGTGGAAAGAGGGCAAACAAATTCGACCTCTTCCATCTCATACATATCGTCATCAACAACTTGGTTGATACCAGATTGCAGTTCGTCCATGTCAATGTTGATAACGATTTTTGCCATTTACTTTACTCCAGAAAATCTGGTTCCACTGATAGCAGCACCACCACCACGAGAATGACCACCACCTGTGCCACCCTTCATAGAAGCCTTTTGAGGCTCTGGATCATGCTCATACATAACACCGTCTTTCTCAACGTTGCCACCATGACCATACTTCATAACACGACCGCCGCCCATATACTTCTTGACCGCGCCGCCTTCCATGTATTTCATAGCTGCCTCTGGGTCCATTCGCTTCTGAACCTGCTCTGGTAGCTTTGCAAAACCTTTATACTTCTTAGGTGTATTTGGCATTATCTCTGACCCTTATATTTACCGCCGCGCCCCTTCATGACACAGCCCATCTTTGGCTTCTTTCTGCCTCTTACAGCGCCGCCATCTTCATATTTCTTAACAGCACCGCCGCTCATCATGCCCAGCTTCTTGCGCAAACGCTCCAGTTCAATTGGAGACATCTGACCCATTTCACCAGCCTCTAAAGCCTGCAACATACCAGCACGATCCATACGCCGCTGACGCATACGATCAGCAGCAGACATAGGCGCTTTCGCACCCCCTAACGGTGAACCAGCACGGCTCGGACGCGCCATCGGACGCTTCGATGTCATCGGTGCGGAACTACCCATAGCTTCCATGAGCGCCCTCATGATTGCTTCTTTTTGTGCCATAAAAGCCTCCTAATAATATTCGCGCTTACGCCGCATAAAAGCGGCCTCTTCTTCATCGTCATAATCACTCGGAGTGGTAATAAAACCACCCTGTCTAAAACGCAGTATAGCCTGAGTCATCGAATCCGCCAAGTCATCATGTTCACCATTGGGAAATGCAGCACATTCTTCCATAACTTCATCAGCAAAATTAGCCTCCGGTGCCCAAACCATACCACTCTCAAACACAGGAGCGCACGCATGCATACGCGTAAACTTATCAGCACCCCTACTAGGCGTAAATGGCGTTACAGGTATTCCCATACGCCTCAATTCTTGCGTCAAAGGCATACCACTCGCCTTCTGCTCCACAAGAACCATATCAGGCTCGTACATGTCATATAACTCGTGCGCTTGCTGCTTTAACTCTGGAAACTCCCAGCGACCACGAACCGCGTCCAACAACACAATATGATCCTCACGCGTCTCATCGTAATGAAAAATACCCCAAGTCGTAATCGCACTGTAATCCGCACGATCACTCTTGCTAAACGCAGTGTCATAACTCTGAATAATATAACTGCAAGGAGGAGGATCATCCTTCTCCCACATGTTCCACCACTCACGCTTAATAATCGCACCCTCTTCAGCAGTAGGGTTCTGCATATACTGAGCATTCCACTTCGCAACTGGAATAGACGCCTTAACACCCTCAAGCTCATCAAGCGTCCAATACTCAGGCCACAAAGGATCACCAGACGGCATAATCGCAGGAAACTCAACAATCTCCCACTTATCAGCGCCCTTCTCACTCTGCTTGCTTAAAACCTTCGCAGTTAAATCACGAATGCTCCAACGCGTCATAACAATAATAATCGAACCACCGGGCTGTAAACGCTGCCTCGGACCAGAAGTGTACCACTCGTAAATATTATCTAAAGCAGTAACACTTAACGCGTCTTGCTCCGAAACAGGGTCATCAATAATCGCCAAATCCGCACCGCGACCCGCCAAAGCGCCGCCCACACCAACCGCGTAGTATTCACCACCGCCATTCGTACTCCAACGACCACTCGCCTTAGCATCCGTAGCCAAGCTAACATTCGGGAAAACATCCTTAAAATCCTCACTCTCAATCAAGTTTTTAATCTTACGACCAAAACCAACAGCCAACTCAGCCGTGTGTGTCGCCTGAATAATCTTTAAATCAGGACGCCTACCCATCAACCAAGTCGGAAATAAATAACTCGCAAACTCACTCTTCGTATGACGCGGAGGCATGTTCACAATCAATCGCTTGATCTTACCATCCGCAACATCCTGCAACTTCTGAGCATAAATCTTATGATGCCTGCCCTCAATAAATTGAGGCCAAACATGCTTCACAAAATCCATGTAACTCGTTTGCTTAGTATTCCTGTCATCAAGCGTCTTTAAACGCTCCAACATAGGAGCAACTTTCGCAAGTTCCTCGTCAGTGAGGTACTTCGTATAGTCGCTCAAATCATTCATGTTAGCCTCTCATCGAACCCAAAAAGCGATCAATGTTAGGCGTCACAGCACCACCCGCGGCAAACTGCTTAGGCGATCTGATCCGAATAGGCGCTACAGGATCAGGCTCAACTGGAATCGTAACATCACCACCACCCGTAGATGGACGATCCGCTCTGCCCAATGTCAAACTAGGCGTGTCAGCCACAGACTCTATAGGCATACAAGTGTTCGTGATCGGATCGAGATACATACCCTCTGGGCATGGATCAGCAGCATCATCACTACCCGACTCACCGCCAAATATATCCTCAAACTGATCAACGCGAACAGGACCATCTTCAGTGTTCTCAAACTGACCAAAACCCCTAACCAAATTACCGTCACTGTCCTCAACGCCAATCACAACATCAGGGTTCTCAGAATCATAAACAAACTTGCCAGTTTCCTTGTACGCATCCAAAAACTTCTGCGCCGTGCTTGCATTCATCTTCTCAAGATCAATCAAATTATACGTCATGGCCTTAATCGCATAATTCAAAACATCTCCAGCAACATTTTTCAAATTAGAACCAAACGATCCATCACCACCATACAACCGCGTACCTTCAGGGTTCTCTTCCCTAAACGTAGCAATCTGCTCATCAGTAGCACCATTTTCACGCATCGTATCAACAATCCGCTCAATACGAGCCTCATCCATACGAATGTTGCTGTTGTTCAATACATCCTGTATTAATCGCGCTTCAGCCGCGTTCACAGAACCCGGATAACGACCCATATCAGCATATGACTCCGCTAACTTTTCCTGCATTTCTGGAGATAAAGTAGTCGAAGTCGGGTTCTGAACCTCATCAACAGTAACCTCTTCAGTAGGCATCATACCAGCCTCTATATCCGCAGTATCATCCATGCCACCAGCAAACAGTTGTGCAATATCTTCCTCAATATCACCTTCAGGCTCAGATAAAATATCCAGCGCATTCATGTCTCTAGAAGCACGCTCCACAGCGTCAGCCATATCATCCGCCTCTTGAGAACCAGCAGAATATAAAAGCCCCTGATCTTCCAGTAACTCTTCTGAACTCTTACCCTCAAAGCTATCAAGAAACGCTTGAGCATCAGCTTCAATTTCGCTCAACTCAAATTCATTCGTCGGCAAAAACCTTGTTTTCTGAAGATTATCAGGCAACGCTTCAAGACCAGACTCAATAGACTCCAAACCAGTCTGATCAGGTTCAGTGAAATCCTTATCAACTAAACTATCAAGATACGCTTGAAAAGCATCCGTACCAGCTTCAGGATCAATAGAAGCACCTGACTCAAGCGTAATATCACTGCCCAAACCAAGAGGATCAACATCAATTAAACTAAAATCAGTCGCTAAATCATCATCCGTAGCACCAACGTCATTAACAAAATCTAACGCGTCGTCAGGCAAATCATCAACAAAATCATAACGCCCACTATCTATACCACCAGAAACACCAGCCGCCTGATCACCAACATAAGTAATCGGCATGTCATCAGGAGCAACAGGCATACTACCACCCGGAACTCCAGCCTGCTGACCAGCTATCGTATCATCATAAAATGCATCCAACTGTGCAGCCTGATTAGCTTCAGAAGCACTCGAATAAGGCGCATAAGGATCAACATCAGGCGTGTAAACCTCAAGATCAAGATCAGGAATACTACCAAGAGAACGACTCGGAGTCTGCTGCGTAACAACATCAACCGCCTGCTGGTCTAAACGCTCCTGCTCAAGACGAGCCTCCTCAGCTAACCTAGCCTCCTCTGCCGCTTGAGCCTCCTGCGCCGCAGCATAATCATCCGCAGCAGTCGCCTCAGCCTGACTACCATACTCGTTGCCAAAAGCATCATAATAAACAGGAGGCGGGGCAAGAGGAGCTACATCCCCAACTGGACCTAAACCAAAATTCTCAGTGCTCGCACCCGGAGTCTCCTCAGTAAAAATATTACCAGTGCCAAATATATCATCAACCTCAACAGGATCAAAAGCATCCATGCCACTCGTGCCAGTGCCACCACTCACAACAGGATCAATGTAATCAGCAAAATCCTGAGACGTAACCCCAGCAGTCTGTGACGCTACCTGCTCTGGACTCAAACCACTCACACTCAAACCAACACCAGTATCTCCAGATGGATCATAACCAACATAAAGAGGATCAACACCCTCTACACCACTAGAAACAACATCTACACCCATACCACCAGAAGTAACAAAACCATCAGCCGTACTCGCTCCATATGGATCAACATCAGCCGCCGCACTCTGTGCCGCGTAAGTATCCTGAAACGCATTGTAATCATTATCAGATGATGATGAAGCAGGAGTAGAAGACGAAGGAGGCATATAAGAACTCGTGTCTGCCAAAACACTGTCAGCAAAACTCGTGTCAACACCACTACCGCTACCAGTATATCCATCAGCAGTCGCCGCTATAACATTCTGACCTCCAATGCTAACCTCCTGACCTCCATAACCAGCATCAATCGCATCGTAATAGGTATCAAATGTAGGAACCTCCGTAGTCGCCGCAGGCGCAGGCGTACTGCTGCTGCTACTGTCATCAGAACCGCCGCCACCGCCGCCGCCCCCACCGTCATCACCGCCAAACGTAACGTTCGGACGCAAAGGGTTAATACCTAATAAATCAAGCAGCGTTTTCATGCCATACACCTTTATTCGGGAAAGACCCGCTTCGTTTGCCTCTATGCGCCAAAACTTCCCTCACTTCAGGATACTGAGTAATAAATTGCTTGCGCATCTCTCTGCACATCCACAATACATCACTTCGACCACGCGGCGCAATCATATCAACAAAAACCATAACATCACCGCTATCACGAGAAAAAATCTCCTCACCACTGTAATCTCGGCTCTCAAACTCATCACGCGTCATAAAAGCCCAAGTAATTAAACCAACACACTCACCATCACGATAAAATAAACGTATCTGATTATGCAAAATCGCAGGCAATAAACGCCACGATATCGTCGCTGATCGAAATTCACTGTAAGGCGAAGTCGTAGTCCACAACTTTACAGCATCCTCCAACATCAGTAACGACCCAAGCCCCTAAATAACGGAACAACACCACCACCCATCATCTGAACAGGAGCACTACCAACACTCGCATTGTCTCCAATCATGCGACCCGGACCAACCATAGAACCCATCATAGAACCACCCTGCATCGGAATAGAACCCATAGAACCCATCGGCAAGCCACCGCGCTGACCAAAACTCATAGGCGCAACAGAAGGAACCTGCATCTGACGCTGCTGCTGTAACTGCTGACTCGCCATAAATTGCTGCTTGCGTCCAGCCATGTAATTCTTCAAATTCGCACGACCAACCGCACTACCACCATAAACACTAATGCCAGACTGCTGTTGCTGCTGAGAAGAAACCTGACCCGGCATCTGTGGTGGAGCAGGAGGGAGAGGAGCCATAGGTGGACCCATATTAGGCATCTGAACTGGAGCAGCAGGAGGTGGACCCATCTGACCCCCCATCGGAGGACCCATCGGTGCAGGCATACCACCCATCGGCATAGATTTTACAGCTACCATCAAAAATCTCCTGTTAATAAAACAAACCCTAACAAGAAATCACGATTTAATCAATCACCTCTAATAATCCGTTCTTAATCATACTACCAGCTAACGCATCACGGCTATGATAATAATAATTCCCACCATTCCACTCACACAACTCTATCGCCATCCTACGACAAAATCGACGCTCATCCTCACAACCACCAATACGATGACCAGACTGTATCATAGGAACAACCTCACCAGCACCCTGCGCATCAAACTCAACGTCAAAACCATACTTCAATCGGTATCTAGGCATCCATA